GGTTTTCACCTAGGCCAATGTCGAATCCGCCTACTACATCACTACCGGGTGACAAAGAGACGGAAACATCGTCACCCGAATTCGATCCACCACCACCACTTAGTGATGCGTAGTATTCTCCAGTAAGGTAACTATGAACGCTTGTGGCATGATCCAATGCTCTCTCTGCTTCAGCCAAAGCTGCCTGCGCTGCGGATAAATCCCTCGGAGAGTTCACCCCATTAATTTGGTCGTTAATAGCGGCGTCAACAGCGTCACTAGCATCGTCATATTCACTTGATGCTGTTTCCATATTACTTAAAGCGTCTTCGACGGACGTGCTGGCAGCACTATCGAATATTGCCTGATCTTCGGGTCTAACATTGCTTAGGTCTGAGAGAGCATAATCGTAAAGGTACTTCGCCCTGACCACAGTCCATGTACCCGGCGGATCCTCTCTCATCAGGGATTGATTAGGCGGAGTGCCTACGACTTGCTCATCGGGTCCGACGTATGGAACGAAATTCCCTGAACCCGGTGGGTCTTGCATGAATGGGTACAAACCGAGAATGTCCCCTGCTCCGTATTCAGCAGTGGGAGCTTCTGTCACTTGTCCCCCGACCTCCACTGGCTCCACAACCACATTACCGTTTTCATCTAGCAGCGGATACTCATCTGCTTTCGGCCTTATTTCCGTGATTATTTGATTACCATAAGCGTCTTCCACTAAATTCATTAACGCGCCATCTGCATTAACCCACGACCCTGGTTCCTGATACGGTACATAGCTGTGCAACGAACCATCCGGATTGTGAATGGCGACGTATGGCTGAAGTAATCCAATATCCCCATCGGCGTATACGAAATCTGGAGTTGTTTCCTCCAAGGTGGGTCCGGTTAAATCAATATTCCCAAGTGAATCTATTAAGGAATTAAGGGCAACTGGATCATTCACGAGTGCAGAATACCGCTCTGGGGTTATTGCCCCATTAGTCACCGCATCCCAGAGGAAATATCTAGCGTTGTCCAAGAGATCTGACCGAGACAATGTACCAGTCTCTTCTGACCACTCAGCAGCGGAAATATTCTGTTGGAACCTATATAGTTCCCCATAGTTCTCAAACGCAAAGTTGCTCTTGTTGAGATCGATACTGTGGGATTGGAATAGAGTTTCGTTCGTGAGAGAGAGATGATTCATATATGCGTCTACATCTGAACCAAACCCAGCAGCATCGGAATCCAACAGCAAAGACTCAATGAAATTTTCTGCATCAGAGACCATTGCGAACTGTTCTTCAGTGAGCCAATCGCCTTCGTATCCAGCGATGGGCCTAAATTCTCCTAAATCCCAATCATCCCTGTAAGGATTGCGTGTTATAGGCTCGTAGAGAGTCTCTATGCCTTCAGGGTTATCCGGTCGGTTGAAGATGTAATCAGATGCTACTGCTCCTTGGAAATCAAAATTATTTGGGTCAACAGAGTCGTATCCAAGTTCCGTATCCGTGTAGAGTCTGGCTAAGTCTGGCGCTTCGGTGAAATCGCGAAAAGCGTTGGGATCTCCGGCAGGAATAGTTGGATCAGGAACTCCATACAGGAGAGATTCCCCTGGAAGTCCAGTTCCATCCCAACCGCCAAGGGTTACACCTTCCCCCACACTGAAGGCAGCGATACCAGCATCGCGATCATCCTCACTGATGGGATCAGACTGATCACCGCTTAAAGTATTGTATTCTTGTCCACTGGCATTAGTGATAGGCATTACGCGATCCCCCTTCCGCGAAGAGAGTTACCGATACGGCCCCTGGGTCTACCATTCGGCGGTCTCTGAAGAGAAGCGATGCCTCCCCTTCTTCTCATTTGATTAGGCGAAACTAGAGGCCCAGACCGAGGCTTCGGGGGAGCCATCTGCGGAGGAGCCATCTGCGGAGGAGGCGGCATGGCTTGTTCTCCAGATGAACCCATCCCTAATGCCATCGGGGCTGTCGATGCTGCGAACTTGGCGGCACCACCGAGGTTCAGAGGAGGAGCCCCCGCCACGAGCGAACCAGACGTTAAAACGCCAGCCCCTGGAGCCATCTGGGTACTCGCTAAACCAGCAAGAATGGGGTGCTGAGCTGCGGCCCCGCTGCTCGCCAAAACTGTACCAGTCCCGACCGGCGCAGCCGCAGGCGCGGCCAAGGCAGCTATAGACCCAGGCACAGGCGCAGATGCAACCACAGGTCCAGATGCAACCATAGGTCCTGCCCCTACTCCTGCTCCGGCTATCCCCCCAGAGACAGCGCCCAGTGTCCCCCCAGTCAACGCTCCTAACGCTATATCTCCAGTGTCCCCACCTTGAGCATGAGCCGAGACACCTCCTATTGTGCCTCCTAGAACCAACCCAGCAATAACCGGAGCCCACAAGACTCCCTCAGGATTACCCGTTTCTGGATTTGTAGTTGTCGGACCAAGGAGAGATTCTAATCCAGCCAATTCCTCAGGCTGGATGTGCATGAGCATCGAATCGCCACCGCGACCTTCTGCGGCAATCTCTCTGGATTTTTCAACCATTCCGCCTTGGGCATAGCCTCCAACCCCTCCAGACTGAAGATCCCTCATTGTCTGATTGTAAACACTCATCCCTGAATCAACTGCACCACCTTGGGCATACCCTCCTCCACCTTGGGGTTGAGCCATCCGAGGATCCACAGGATCCATTGTAAGCCCTTGCCAAAGCTCTCCCATCCATCGACCGCCTAGGCCCTGCTGCTGCGGAGGTTGTCCTTGAGCCTGCCCTGGGGGGCCTTGCTGACCTTGCTGACGAGGGCGCATACCCCCTGGAGGCTGTCCCTTCGGGGGTCCAGATGTCAGTGGTCCAAGAGGAGACTGCCCTGGGGATTGCTTCATTCTCTTCATAGCAGCGTTCTTCTCTGCAAATTCCTGCGGAGTGAACTTCTCTTTGGGTGGGAATACATCACCCATGCTCTTGTTTCTGATTCCAGAATTAGGAAGACCAGCCCCAGCGATCGATGGCATCTCCGTGTCTGGAGTATCTCCGAACATTGAGGGCTCCTCTACCGGACCACCTGCTGCAAACCTGCCGAAATTACGTCTCATCATAATTATTCCTAAGTGGATTCCGTACCAAATATGTTCATGTGGATCACTGAACCACTCTTCATAGAAGCTTCTATCGAATCGCCAGCCACCAGCCCTATGCCTAAAGACAAGATGTCAGTTGTTTTTATATCAATCGATTTCTCAAAGAATATAATCTGCTTGTCACTATCAGAATCTCCCGACTTCTTTACTCTGATAGAATACCAAGGAGAAGTGCCACTGACACAACACACAACTATTGAAGAGATAACAGCCTGCATCATTCTTCTTGAAGAGGAAGAAAAATCAGACGCAAAGGGCACTGTGTATATAGTGGCTTCTGTCGCGGAGAGCGTTCCCTGGCCGAGAACCTTAAACCCTTCAGCCATATCTCACTGCCCCTATAGGCGGAAATACCATAGTTAAACTCACCACTGGTCTCTCTCGAATGCTTGCGGCCAAAAGTTGAATTTCGTTCCGTAGGCTGACAACGCTAGATGAATCCGTAGAATCGTTGCTAGCCTGCTCAATGCCCTGTCTCTTAATCTGCACATCACGCAAAATCACCTCTCCCCGTCAGGCTTCATCCTGATCCTTGGATCGCCTAGCTGCCATCCGGCAGAATGCACCGTGCTTGAGGAGTCTCCGAATTTCAAGGAGATCGTTCTGCCTCGAAGCCTCAAGTTTTCATACTCAGTAGTAAGATCGGTATTAACTGAAACCGTCTTAGAGCTGCTGGAAAATGGATAGTCTTTCGCTGAAACTGATATAGTCAACTCTGGGCTTACATCCCCTATAGCCCTAAAGTCTGGAACAACTCTGTCTATGAACATGGAAACATCACCATCCTCTGCGTCCATGAAACCAGTCTCTACATACGAATCCATTTTAACTAGATCGTCCAGATAGCCGATCTCTTGGTTATAGACGATTGAACGGCTGATGCCTTCGTAAACTCCTGAGGTGTACTCCCCTTTGTTGTAGGCGGCGTTTGGGTTCTCTCGGATGCCAGCATCGGACCACCCCGTTCTAGGCATACCACCGTATGCCCATGTCTGATCTGCATAGTTCAAGCTAACGTATCTGTTAGGCTCATCGGAATCAGAGGATGGGTAGAACCATATTATCTCATTGAACAAAGAGTTCAGGGCGCATGTAATGGTCTCTCTTTTACTGTAGTTAAGATCATCAAAAACTTTGCTAAGAACAGAACACTCAAGATCTCTAACAATTTTTCCGTCATAAGCATGGAAGTTATTGTCACCCATCCAATAGTTCACACCATCAGCAACTTTGTGAGCATGTCTTGAGGCGATTGAAATTGAATCTGAAATCTCTCGAAAATTAAAAACATCGTTCGAGTTTACTACTTGCATTAAGTGAAGAGCTTTGTCCGTCCATATCACGATACCTCCGTGCGCCCTAGCCCCAGCGATAATGCGAGAACCGTTTTGTATATTATGACCACCTGCCAAGTTCGATAATATCGGTGTCCACGTTCCATACGCATGTGTGTCGGACCACCGAATAAGCATTGGGTCGTAAATGTCGAATGTGTCCGTCGCTCCGAATGCGATCACCTGCCTTGTTGTTGGGTACGCCATTATGAAACCAACCTGCTCAGGGACACCTCCGTATCCTTCCAATATAGGCACGCCCTGTGCGTCTAGCTTAGGTGGGTAAAGAGACAGAGGAACTGCGTCTGCGAGCATGATCCCAGATGCGTAGTCTACGGATGAAGTTGCAGAAGTGCTGTAGGGATACCCACCACTCATCTTCAATGGGGTGTCCCAATAATATGGCTTAGACCTGTCCTTCGCGGCGATAAGAAGCTCACCTACGTTGTCGAGTGACCATACATTCAAAGCAGTCGAGGAATCCGCTAATGGAACTGTAGGATCGCCCCAAGCGGTCCAGTATTGGTCTACTAGGAAGACTGAAGTTCCTGAAGAGTGAAGAACGTCAGCGGTCCCATTTGCACCCCTGTCCAGAGCGTCAAACCCAGATCCGCCATTTACTGTGTACAGAATAATCTCAGACTCTATAAGCATCGTTCCAGTTGCGTCGTCAGCACCGAACCCAGCAGTAGATGGTACGGAAGCAGTTATAGCTCCGGCAGCAAGGTCAGAACTCAATGCAGTTGATGTGGTGGCTGTCGGTATCCCTCCCCAGGTTCCTGCTCCCCATCCACTGAACTCAGTGAATGTGGATTCAGAAGATTGGATATCCCGCATGATGATGGTGTCGCCACCTTGACCGCTGCCGGAGCTACCTACCTCATTTACAGCAGCACCAAGGGAGTGATCTGCCGACATGGATCCAAACTGAGATCTGTCAAAAGTGTATGTGTATGGGTCAGAACCAACCGGCGATCCGGTTAGCTTTACATACTCATCCCCGATTCTCACATAATCGTTGATGCTGAATGTATTTACCGGCAAAGATATGGATGTTGAGGCAGACGTAATCCCTGCACTTAGGGTCGAGGAAAGGAGCCCGGTTGGAGCTGTGGCGATTCGAATCTCAAAGTAATCACTTGTTAAAACTTTTGTGACAGGAAAGCTTTGAGTTGACCTAGTGGTGTCGTATCCATTTATACTAGGCACGGAAGCGTGGGCTGGGTAGTAAAGATCTTCTCGCGTGACTGGAGTGCCGTTTGTAGGATCTGAGGCAATCTTCAGGAAGTTTATAAAGTCTCCAGACGTGAGTCCATGTTCCGGGTAATGGATGAGGACTGTCGTCAAGCTGTCTATTAAGTAAATAGGGTTGCTTATCTTTTGGAGTAGGAATGCCCCATCATTTACCGCATGAGAAGAGGCTGTGGTATTGAGAGATCCTCTCTCAATTGTTATATCGGCACCAATGGCAGTATTACTCCCGCCTACAATCATCAGCTCATCGCCGACTGAATTCGCGTCACTTCCCATCCTGATGACATCACCAATCGCAACAACGAAGTCAAATATCGCTACCGTGACTGCATCGTCTATGCCTGCGGGTGTAGTGAGAGTTCCCTGCGACTTGTAATCCATCGGCGTGATGTCATGGTAAACACCACCGAGTTCCACATACAGCTTCTTATCTGAACCGACTGCCATCAGGTTCGCACCGCCGATCGAGACCCAGTTAATCATGGATCTGGATATTCCAAGAAACTCATTACTGGAATACTTCGCCCATCCACCGATCTTTTCAGGTCTACCCTGGCGGAAGCGAATTAAGTCACAGTCATACCAGTTTCCTTCAGCGGAATACTGAGTGCCTTCTCTGTTTATCCCAGCAGGGAGCGCGACTTTTCTATAGGGCATCCTACTTCCAAGCCCTCATATATATCGTCCACCCTGAAGTGGAAAGATTGACGGCAGCACCACTGGTTCTGTCGGGGGCAAAGAGCCAGTTTGCTATAGAGAAAGATTTTATGTTTACGGTTACGTTATCTGACCAAATCATATAACCGATGCCATTGTCTCCATGCCTGTAAGTGCTTTCAAGCTTAATCCAATCGCCCACGCTGTATCCAGCATCGTCGCCGCCGGAAACTCTCTTTGCCCAAAGCTGAACATTCCTGGGGATATCTCCCGAGGAAATACTCAGACTACTTATATCAAATGCAACTGAAGAATTAGCGACACCACCGTAAGCCGATGTGTCTTCGACATAAGCCCCTTCACCACTTGTCATACCTGAATGGTAAACCTGACCCCAACCATCTGAAGCAGTGTTCGATGCGTTAAGGGTGAGGGA